TTGGCGGTGCCGGAAGGAAGGTTGAAGAAATAGCACTTACCGTCCAAACCGACATACATGTTAGCAGAACCAACCGGCAAGTCGGACGCATTGACGGCAGTAACAGGTAGCGCCTTAACCGCATCAATCTTGATGGATGGAGGAAGAACAAAAGCGACAGCACCATCACTGACATTGGTTGCATGAAGACTTAAAAGACCATTGAACCTACGGCCTTTAAAGAATGGCTTATTAAGAAGGCCAAAGCCAGGAGAAAGCCAATCCGCTGGTATCTGTTCGGACTGCTCTTTTTGAGAGGTGTCGGGGCGAGTCAGATAACCGATAACACTCCTTGCCCAGCCCTGAGCGAGCATCATTGAACCATAAGGAGTAGGGTGGATATTATCGGCAACAATACGATCACTGACTGAGTATGGCAAAAGGCTAAGCCACTTGGCGGTCATGGCACCAAAAGCTTTCATTGGCTCAAGATTTACAAGCCCTCCAGCAGCAGCAACAGCGCGAACGAGAAGCGCTCGATAGGTATGCAGAGACACATTATTCTGAGTATCCTGACCACCGTCCTGACCATTGGCAATAGCCTCAGCCTTTGAATAGAAGGCAGTTGGGATGCCAACTATGGGAACCATACCTACAGACAATGCATAGGAGACCATGCTTTGAATTGTGTTGGTAAAGCTGGTGAAGTTGGTCCCAGCCTGGACGTCATTAACACCTACCTGAATGAGGCAAATGTCATAACCGACACCAACACTCTGCAAAGCATTGTACTGTTGCAAAGCAGTCTGACCAGCAACGGCGATATTGGTGATTGAGTCAACACTAATGCCAGCACTACCAAGCATCATTGGAAGATACTTGGCCCACGAATACTGAACATCGTTATCGGATATTGAGTCGCCAGAAACAACAATTTTAAGGGGTTTGGAGCCACCGAAAGAACGCCCAACGACCTTTGACATCTGTGAAATTGCCACATCGGCATTAATGTTCTCTGTGCCAAAGCAGATGCCAACGATTGGCGATCTTGACGCATAACTGGCGACAGAAAGGCCGTTAACGAGCACAGAAAAAGAACGGTCAGAGGTAACTTTAACTGACAGAATGGCGTTATTGAAATTATCACGCTGCTGATTTAACAGTGCGTATGGAAGGCCTTTGAGAACTGGTGGCAAACCTGCTGCATAGTCGGAAATAGAAACGCTGCCGGTTCCTGAATCCTGAGATACATAAACATAGCCATTCTGAGTAATCACGCCAGCAAAAAATATCCCGGCAGGAACTGCAGATAGCAGCGCCATAACCTCATCTCCAGGGGAAGCAGAGATAACACCTGCTGTAGGCAGTCCTCCACCTGCATAAACGATGGAATCTGAAGCACTGGAAACAGGAGAAACAGCGGTATTGATATCTGACAAGCGAAGCACTTTGAATTCACCACCTGTCAACAAAGAAGGGATGGAAAACACACCGTCACCGTTGTTGACTGTAGGGAGGATTTCGCCAAGGTCTTTCTGCACATTTTGACCAATAAAGCTGGTAAAACCAAAGTTAACAAAATCCAGCTCTACCTGCCGATCCGCTGTCAGATTAGTGGTATTGACCAATGGGCTATTGCTTTGTCCTCCAGAGTAGGTGATGTGAATTGAGACGCCTTCATCTGCACAAATCCTGACAGGGAACTGAACAGGAGTGGGGTCATCACCGTTGATGAAATACTTTCCAGTGCCTACCTTTGGAAGATAGAGATCACCACCACCAAGAGCATTCAGCGCTTCGAAAGCCTGCTTGAATGCATCAAGGTTATTCGTACCAGTAGTACCGTCATAATCGTCTTTTGCTCCATAGTCGCGAGGACTAATTCGACGATAATTAGCCGTAGCAGCGATGGCGATCTTGCTGATGGCCTCTGCCAACTGATCATCGTTTGCCTTGCTAGGATCAATACCTGCTTCAGCCAACACATTTAGCAACTCGTTGGTGATCTGGTTAAACCAATCACCACCGGGGATGGTTGGTGGCTGCCCAATGCCACCTTCTGTGAAAAACTTGCGCACGGCTGACACAACAGGCTTGCGAGCAGGTTCAACGTCAACACCGGTATCAGTATCAGGCCAATACATAGTTACACCTCATAATTAAAATCGTAGTAAAAACCAGCCAACTTAAGGCGATTCAAAACGCACTCAAGAATGAGCGCAGCGGGACCGCGAAGTGGCGTTAAAACATCATCAAGAACCGTGAACCTGTCCTCAGGAATGCCAATCACATCGACCCTTAAAACAAAACGAGTTGATGCTGTATAGATGGGGTAATTGACATCTCTGATGACGTTGTGAGGCCACTGCTCATAAACCTTGACTTCATACCCAAGCGCGGCGGCGATAAACTCGATTTGCCATGGAGCAAGGCCACCTTTGCGGTGATACTTCTCCACCACTGCAGCGCGGCGTTGTTCGAATGTCTGATAGGCAATGTTGCACTCAGGCAGGCCAAGGTAAGCCTCCCACTCAGGCAGCAGTTTCACCGTGGTTTCCGGGCGCATTTCAAGCAGAAGCTGCTCGGCGCTTAGCTCAACTTCCTGCAGTCGCTTGGCAAAACCTAGCGCGTACTTTGGCAAGAACGCATCAGGATCGCGTGGCCAAGCGCGCCCACGCGGCATCTGTTGCAGCAGCGCATCAGCCCATTGCTCTACAGAGTGGGCCACGTCACCCCCCCAATCACATTCAATTCAGCAGCCGTCGCTGGCACATCTGCGTTCAAATCAAGCTCATAATCTTTGACACCAGTTGCCGAGCCAATGGCGGTGCGCACCTTGGACAGCAAAAGGGTCTGCCCTGGTTGCAAGGTGCGCTCATAGCCATTCAAGTTCTGCTCGATAGCAGCGCGAATCTCAGCGCTGTCTGGGGTTGGGGTGATCGTCAGATTGGTAGTCTTGAGTGTTGGCCCTATGATGACAGGCTCAATACCGGCTGGGCGGCCAACCGGCACGCCTGTCGCAGGATCAGCATGAAGGAACAGATAATTCTGCATCATGAACTGGTCGGTAGGCGTTGGCAGGATGTCAGACCGGTCATCATAAACCCAGCCGATCCCGACCGTTCCGCCGCCTTGCCACACGTCATATGCCCATGCACGGGTCACGCCAGCCACCTCACGCATCCAGGTGACGTAATCAGCCACCGCGCCACCCATAGGCGGGTTACGCTTGCGGAACAGCAAGCGCTCCAGCAGCTGGTTAATGGGCTCGATATCGGCCCCGCCGCTGATGTCTTCGCTAACGCCGTTGGATTGCAGCCCGGGAACGGGCGTTACCAGCGTCAGCGGTTGGCCTGCGGCAAGGTTGCCTGCTGCGCCCGCTTCTGATGCCTGCACCTGCACGGCCACAACGCCGCCGCTTGGGCTGGCGCTGCTGGTGACAGTGTATTGACGACCGTCACTGTGCTGCAGCACGGTGCCGACAGGAGCAGGAATGGTACCCTGCAGCGTGGCTGTGCCAGCTGCATAGGTAGCCTGTTTGCGGATCACCCCTTCAAACTGGGCCATTTCGATGATGGTTTGGTCATCCGACTCACTGGTCGGGATGATCTGACGCACGATCCACATCTGATGATCGTAGAGGTCGCGCTGGCCAGCGGAAACGGCGGCATTCAGCGCCTGCTCTATGCCGAACTTGGGCAGCACGGTGCCGAGGCTTGATTCGATATCCAGCAGGCCACTGGCGGTGATCTGGCGCAGGGTGGGGACGTTATACGGCATTGGCTTGCGCCTCCCACCGCTTGTTGATGGTCATTGTGGTATTAGTTCCGTCAGGGCGGGTGATGGCGATATTGAGCTGCAGCAGCTGAAACTGGGGAATGGTGCCGGTCACCACGATATTGCTGGCGTAATCAGGCTTTAAATGGGCATCAAGGGCTGTTTGCGCGTAGGTAACGGCCTTGTTGCGCACGTCGGTGGTGAGCTTTTCGCGATCCAGCAGCCAGAGCTTGCTTCCCCACGGCTGGTCGGCAAAGGTGTCGCCAATCCAGCCGCGCTTATCTCCGGTACCGTCTGGCAGCACATCGGAGTCATCGGCGCGGGCGTCGGTGAACAGTACCTGCAGCACCAGTGTTTCGAGGCCATCATCCTGACGCAAACCGGCCGAGGTGATGTCGATATCGCCCCGGCCGGTTTCGTTGTTCCAAATGATGGCTGTGGTCATCGCCCCTCACACGGGGGGCGTTGTCTGCCCCCCACCTGATTGATTGTGAATGTGTTCAGTCAACGAAATGGCCGAAGCCTTCACATCCGTATCGGAAGTGATCGGCCCAGTGACATGCAGTGGGCCTTGGATTTCGTTATCAGGGGATATGATGGTGACTTTGTTGTCTGCGGTGATACTGACGCTTTTCGCGCGAATTTCGGCTACGCCATTTTTGCGAAGGATGATGATGTGACCTTCAAGATGGTACATATAACTATCACCCTCTTCCAAGTCTTTCGGGCGATACTCTTTGTGCTCAACAGCAATGGCAACCAATCCAGCACGGGCACCACCCAGCCCCAGCACGATAGCCTCCGACCCAACAGGCGGAACAGATCCATGGCCGTAGTTCTGGAAGCGCTCGACATCATCAGCCCCTTCGTCGGCCAGCACCTTGAGTTGCAGGTTCTGGCGCTGCAGGGCGTCGTTGACCAGGGTGACGATGGCGCGATCGGCAATCAGCCGCAGACGGCGCTGCAGCGGGGCCAGCAGCTTCTGCACATCACGAATACTTACCATGTGGTTACCTCTTTGGTCTGTTGCTTGACTACTTCCGCCGGAATCAGCATCGCCTCACGCGGGGTCAGGTTGATGATGGCCTCACGGCCTGCCTGGTCGTCTTCCATCAGGGTCACCGAGACGATCAGCCAGTTCACATCCAGCCCCTGTATTTCGTCTTTGACGGGGCACATGCGGTTGATGCGCCAGAGCGGGCCGCTGTCCCCTTCTATCCCCTGAGTGCGCCAGCCTGCAACGGTGATCTCGGTCTGGGTACCTTCGCCGATGCTGCGCTGCTTTTGCCACTGGCCGCGTTTGCTGGCACCGGCCACAGTGGTGACATCTTCGGCGATGATGATGCGGGGGCGATAGCGCGGCACATCCGGATCGGTGATGGTCGCCTTCTGGCCGCCGATAGTGGTGGTCGGGGTATTATCCCAGGTTGCGCCTCCGCCGTAGCTACTGCCCTTGACGATCCATTCTGATGCCCGGTCGCGCATGCTGAAGTTGCCACGGGCCGCCAGAATGTTCTGTCCAAGGATAAGGCTGGCACCCATTGCCTGCTCGCTGGCCTGTGTCAGCACCAGCTGGCCTTTTTCGTTGGTGGTGAGCAGCACGGCCCGCTGCTTGGCCAAGCGGTCGAGCAGTTCGAAACAGGTCTCGCCCTGCTCGATGGCCACGCGGGGGAAGGCAGCCCCAAGATCGCACTCGGCCACCACCTCGATGCCGAACGGCTTGCTGATATCGCGCGCCACCTTGTCAAGGGTGACGTTCTGCC